TCACCGAAGCACAGACAGAGAAGGCAATTCAGGACGCGGGTAAGACCGCGCCACGCCTGACGCCTGACAAGATCGACGCCACTATCACGGGCGAACAGTTCTGGAACCCAGAAGGCACGACACTGACCGTTTGCGTGCTAACGCTCAAAAACGGCTTTACCGTGACGGGTGAAAGCGCCGCAGCCAGCCCCGCAAACTTCGATGTGGAAATCGGGAAAGGCATTGCCCGCAAGAACGCGCGCGAAAAGATATGGGCGCTGGAGGGCTACCTGTTGCGCCAATCCCTGCACGAAATGGAGGGCTTCTAATGCCAAAGTTCAGAAAAAAGCCCGTAGAAATTGAGGCACGCCAGTTCTCAAGCATTGAGCGCGATATCGGAGCGGTGGAAACTGGCGCTCTACTTGAGTGGTGTGGCGGGCGTGCTTTCGATGATGCTTGTGACGGCTGGTGCATCCTGATCGACACGCTCGAAGGCCAGATGAAGGCCCGCGTTGGCGACTGGATCATCAAAGGCGTACAGGGCGAGTTTTACCCCTGCAAACCGGATATTTTCGCCGCGACCTATGAGGCTGTCTAATGCGCTACGCTATGCCAGCCGACACACACGCCCGCATATTCGGCCCCAAGGATGATCTGGGCGATGAAGCTATTGGCCGCTCACGCAAATGCAAGTCGTGTGGCGGCTGGCACAGCACGTCCAAGCCGTGGCCGCATAACTGCCGAAAACCCGCACCGCCGCGCAACCCAAACCTGACCACCCCGCAGCTTGCCCCCTCATTTCAGCCGTTCAAGACGGGCGTTATGGAGACGGCAGAGGTTATCTCAAGTCGCAACGAAAAGCGCGCGTATATGGAGCGTAACGATCTGGTCGAGCATGACGAGGGCGTTGGGGTCAAGAACGAATGGGTCGAGGCGCACGAAAATGAGCGCGGGCTGGTAAGCGATATCAAGCGCTTCATCGAAACGGACCCGCTCAACATTCCACCGGATCTGAAAGTTCAGGAGCATGTGGGCGATAGTGGATCACTGGACGAGGGTACAGAAATCAGCATAGACAACCTTGAGGTGGCGAAATGAGCGTGAAGTCATATGATATCTTGCCGGAACAGGCTGGTGAGGATGGCGAGGCCAAGCGTCTGCGCGAGGCCATAAACCGGCATGGCGGGCAGTTCCTCGCCACACTGGACGCGGCGATTAAGATGCGCACCGCCCCGAATGAGGCACAGCGCGCACGGCACATGGTGCGCGGCCATCTTCTCGATGCGGCATTAAAGGCCATGCACGCATATTCTGTTGCCGCTTCTGATGTGGTTTCGCCGCACAAACCGTAGGCCACGCCGCACAATGTCTCTGGAATTAACCCCACGGAGACGACAAATGGCTGATACTGACGCAGACGACAACATCTATGACGAGCGCCCCGCAGAGGATGGCTTTGACGATAAGCTGTTGGGCGATATCACCGCATTGCTCGAAGAGGGCGACGAGGACGAAGAGGGCGGTCTGGGTGCGCCCATGGAGGAGCCTGACGACAAGACGCCAAATACCGTTGGGCAGGAAGAGGGTGCCGACCTTGCCAGCGAAGCGCGGATCAAGGGGAAGCCCAAGGCCGACGACGTGGAGGCGGACCCGAAGCCAAAGGCAGACGCGGCTGAACCGGATACGAAGCCAGAGGCCAAAACCGCAGACGCGGCAAAGACCGACACTGCCGATGATATCAAAGCCATTGCCACCGCCGACCTGCTGAAAGACGTGCCGGAAGCGCAGCGCGGGGAGATTACCCGCCGCCTGTCCGAAGCAGACGCGATGCTCAAGCCCTTCCAAACCGAATATGCCAAGGCTGAATTGTCGCGCCATGGTGCCAGCCCGCAGGACGCAATGTCCCGGCTGGTTGAGCTGAACGAGTTTGCCCAGCAAAAGCCCGACGAGTATCTGGCATGGGTTGCCACCGAAATGAAGGCGGACGCCCCGCACGAGGTTCTTGAGGGTGCTGCCAAGCTGATCGGCTATAAGCTGGTCAAAGACGGTGGCGACGAGGTGGACGACGAGTTCCTTGACGACGAGACGAAGGCAATTCGTGAAGAGAATGCACGGCTCAAGGCCCAAATTTCCGGCGGTACACGCAATTTCGGCCCAGACACGCAGGAGCGCAGGTCTGCGCGGGACACGCAGCACCAGCTTCAAGGCTTTATGACCGAGACGGACGCCGAAGGTAAGGCACTGCGCCCGTACTTCACGCAACTCCAGCCGCGCATTGCAGCAATGGCACAAGAACAGCACGCAGCGACCCAGCGCCCGGTCACGGTTGAGGACTTGGGCCGGTTCTATGAGGCCGCTGTTGCCGAAGTGCAGCAGATCGCCGGGGGTGGCGCAAATCCCGCCGCACAAGCTGCGCCCGCTGCCTCACAATCACCGCAAGACAAAGCAGCCGCAGCAGCCGAAAAGGCAAAGCTGGCTAGCAAATCAGTAGACGGAACAGGCCAAGGTGCCGGTCGTCGCCCCGCGTTGCCCTCCAATGCGTCCATTGAAGACGTTATCAGGGACCAGCTTTCACGGAATAGCTGAACCGCGCGGGATCTTCGACGCACGAGGTAATTCATGTCGAATCCAAATTGGGGCGAAATTGTTACGGCGACCCTTGCCCACCGCCGCAAAAATCTGGCCGATGCTGTCAGCCGCAACAACATTCTGTACTTTGAGCTGCGCCGCCGCTCTGCAATCCGCACAATCGGCGGCGGTCGCACGATCACCACGCCTATCATGGTGGGTACGGAAAACGCCAACTTCCAGTGGTATGCTGGCCGTGAAGCGCTCAACGTAGCAGGTCAGGAGATCCTGACTTCTGCCGAGTTCCCATGGAAACAATACGCATGTGGCGTTTCGCTGTCCGGTCTGGAGATGTTGCAGAACGATGGCGCCGAGCAGGTGATCGACATGATGCGCGCACGCACAATGCACGCTGAAAAGACGATCCAGAACCAACTGCACAGCGCTGCGCACGGTGACGGCACGGCATCCGGCGGTAAAGTGTTCGGCGGTCTGGCCCTCATGATTGCATCCGCAGCCGGTGCGACCGTGGGCGGGATCAACTCGACCACATCGACGTGGTGGGACAACCAGCGCGAAGCGACCGGCGGTGCAGCCGTTGCTACGATCTACGGCGACATGTTGGACCTGTATCTGAAAACCTGCCGGGGCACTGACAAGGTGAACCTGATTGTGTCCGATAACAGCTACTACAGCGTGTTCTCGCAGGCATTGCAGGCGCAACAGCGCTTCATGGACAAAAAGCTGGCAAGCGCTGGTTTCCCAAACCTCATGTTCGAGACGGTTCCGGTCGTCGCGGATGGCGGGCAGGGCGGCTATGCACCAGCGGGCATGAAGTTCCTGAACCTCGATACCATCGAGCTGATCATGCATAAGAAGCGGAACAACGTGGTTCTGGGTGGTCCGCGCCGTCCGCTGACCGAGGACTCCGATACCGTCATTCTGGCGGGCATGGGCAACTTCTTGGTCAACAACCGCAAGCTGAACGGTGTTCTGACCAACTAAGCCAAAATGAGCCGGGGCGCGCAATCGCTCCGGCTTTCCCCCATTTCCCCACACAAGAGGATCAACACCATGGAATTTGGCACAGGTCAAAACCGCCCCGCAACACAACGCGGCTTTTCATCCGACATTTCTGACCGTGATCTGTCGTCGCACCTTGGCCCTGTCGCTTCGAGCGGTGGCCTGCACATCACTTTCTCCTACAAGAAGGTGAAGCTCAAGACGAAGGACTCGACGCTTAACGGCAAGGTCGAAACCCGTTTGTGCGTCACGAAGCAGCCCAAGGGCGACCGCTTCACCATTGCCACACAGTTTATCACTGAGGAAGAGGCATCCGAGCAGTTCCCGCGTGAGTTCGCCATGTTCAAGCAGTACGAGGACGTTCCCACGAACGGCACCTCACTGTCTGAGCTGCCCGGTATGTCGCAATCGCAGATTGCCATGTTCTATGTGAACGGCATCCGTTCGGTTGAGGATCTGGTCGAGGTCAACGAGGCACTTGTGTCCCAGATGGGCATTGAAGCTGCATCCGCGCAAAAGCTGGCAAAGTTCTGGCTGTCCAACGTGACCGACAATGCTGATGCGGTCAAAGCAGCAGAGATTGCCGCCGCCGCAGAGATTGAGCGCAAGAACCTACTGGACCGTCTGGACAAGCTGGAGAAGCGCAATGCGGATCTGGAAGCCGATGCGGCTGCGATCAAGCGCCTGGGCGTAGCGAGTGCCGCGACTTCAAACACTTCTGCCGTGATGGAAGTTGAAAGCAAGGAAGACTTGCCCGATCTGGCCGACCTGAACGACGACGATGTGTTTGGCGGAGAAGTTGTCGCCACCGGCAACGATGATCTGGGTGGCGACACCGACCCACTCGCAGGAGAGTAACCCCATGGCGCGCAGCATCTTGAAGATTGCCCAAGAGGCCGCGCGCCGTGACGCGACTGCGCCAGAGCCGCGCACGCTCTTTGGCGACAACAACACGATTGCCAAGACGCTGCGTACAGCGGCAGGCGATGTACTGCGCGAGGTTCTGCGGTCTTCTCGCTGGGAGGGTCTGTCAGAGTGGCATAGTACATGGGTTTTTGCCCTACAGGCTGGCCGATACGCATATCCGCTGCCGCCTGACTTTCTCCGCTCCATCCCTATGACCGAACAGCGCAACGGCTGGCCCATGGGTCTTGTCGGGCCCGCATCACCGCAGGTTTGGGCGCGTTGGCTATCTGGGTCTGTGACGGTTCCGGCGCCGATGGGCTGGCGGATCAAGAACAACATTCTCTTTATCGACCCGACCCCAAGTGCGGACGAGTTGGTGACAATCGAATATATCAGCCGATATCCGGTCGTTTCCGATATCAAGGCCGGTGATTATAACCTTGCATCGCAACCGCTCCAGACGTTTGCGCCCGTTGTGCCGCGTGATGGCTGGATGGCGCTCAAAGACGAGAGCGTATTGTCGGCAATGACCGGTGCAGGTCAATTCAGCTTTGATAGCCCCGGCGGATATGATGCGGCTGCATGGGGGCTTGATCCATCCGAATTGCTCAAGCGGATCAATCCGACAAGCGCTGTTGGCCCATTACCACAGGTGCGCCGCGAAGAGTTCACAGACGACGAGGACCGCCCTGCCGTTGAGGATGATTACATTCTGAGCCTTGGCATGACCTACCACCTACAGAGGGCGCTTGGATTGCCCTATGCAGAGCGCGCCGCCGAGTTCGAGCGTGAGTTAGAGGTTAAGCTGGCGGAAGACGCGGGCGGCGCCAGGTCTTTCCGCGTTGGTGGCGAGGCGTGCGATTACGAGGCAACGCCGCTTGGTGGTGGCCGCTGGATGGTGAGCTGACCATGGTGGAAGTCATAATCCCCAAGTTCGGGCAAAACCGCAGGCGCACACGGACATATGACGCGCGCAACGACAACGCAAAAGAGGTTCTGGACGCTCTTATTCTAAGCATACCGCCTTCTGGTAGCCTGCAAGCCACACTATCGGATGTTGAGCCTGATACTGGCGCATGGAAGCTGTGCAACGGACAGTGGTTATCAAAGGAGGACTTTTCTACCCTTTATGAAGCCCTTGCTGGAATAGTCGAAGAAACAGACAGTCAATTCCGCCTGCCCGATCTGAGCGGAAAACTATTGATGGGTCACGCGGCAGGGCAGGATCTTGGTGCGTTCATGGGCGCTGCAAGCATAGCCCTCACTGTTCAGAACATGCCCGCGCACAGTCATGGCATTACGGACGAAGGCCACAGCCACACATTCACCGGATCACCGCACGCGCACGCGGTCAATGACCCCGGACATAGCCACGCATCGGCAGTCACCGGCGGACCAGCCACGGGCACGGGTTCTGACGGCGCGACCGCAGGTGCCACGGGCTCCAGCACAACGGGGGTGACGGTATCCAGCGCAACGGCTGGCGGTTCAATCTCAAACGAGCAATCTGGCGTTTCAGTGCAAATCGCTGGCGGCGGCGAGGCTTTCGGTATTATTCCGCCCGTGGTGGTGGTGAATTGGTTGATACGGACATGATGCGACACAGACAGATGATGGCGCAACGATCTGGCGCGGGGCGTCAGGGGCTTGCGCGTAGCGTGGCATTCCCCTTGCCTACAGGCGGGCTGTTCGTTGAGGCGAAAAAATCAGAGGTTTCAGGCTCTTACGCCGCGACGTTAAGGAATTGGAAGTCAACAGGCACCTCGCTGGAGACGCGCCCACAGGTCGGGTATGATGCTCGAAGCACGCATGTTTTGCAGCGGATTCCGTTCGAGTTTTCTGCGAATAGCTTTTACATCACCACCTTTTCTGGTCGGGCAGTCGGTGGTGGTGCTGTCGTCAAAAGGCGGTTTAATGGCAAAGCAGATGTTGCCTACATCAGCGGTCAAGCATTGATTGTTGACGGACTGGCCGCGCCGGTTCGCTTCGATGGTAGCGCGTTCACAACGTCTGTGTTCACCACAAGCGATGGTATCAACCCCAACGCCTTTGATGGCGTCCTTACCCACCACGACCGGCCATATTTCTGGAAGCGCGGCGGGCCGCTGGATTTTTACTACGGTGATGTAGGCGCAGTGCAGGGTG